ATGAATTTTTCTGGAGCCGACATCAATGAGATTAAAGGTTATACTCTTCCAACCCTTCATCAAGGAAAAGAATGCTTTGTAAGTTTCGAAGCCTTTGATCCTGTTTCCAAGAAAATGAAGAGAAAGAAGATAATGCTTGGAAAAATCAAAGGTAAAATTGCACAAAGACAGTACTCCCAGGGGATTATCTATAGACTTTATAAGAAACTTATTTCCGGATGGAATCCATGGATTGCTCAAAATGCGCCACAGGAATACACCTCATTTGCAGAAGTTTCCGAGCAATACACAAATTATCTCTATAAGTTATTGAGAGATAATAACATGCGAGAAGAAACCGTAATCAGTTATCTCAGTTATCTTCGGATACTGAAAGAATGGTCCCACGATAAGATCAGTTATATTTTTCAACTCAACCACAGACTGGTATGTGAATTTCTTGACTACGTATTCATTGGCCGGAATAACACCATACAAACCAGGAACAATTATCTTGCCTGGCTGAAAACATTCTGCAAGTACCTGTTGTCACGTTGCTATATCTCATCCGATCCTACAACTGGACTATCTACCGTCCAGCGATGTGCCAAGAAAAAGAACCGTTCCGTACTTCCTGATTCAGCACTTTTGCTACTGCACAATTATCTGATGAAGAAAAACCAGCATTATCTGCTCGCCTGTTACCTGCTTCATTACATGTTCATACGGCCACACGAAATGACCTACATTAAAATCAAAGATATCTCTTTGTCCGGACCAACTCTTTACTTACATGGGGATAATACAAAAAATCATAATGACGCTGTCCTGACTATTCCTACAAAAGTCGTACATCTGATGCTGGATCTTGACATCTTTAGTCATGAAGGAAACCTTTATCTGTTTTCAGATCGTTTTGCACCAGGCAAAAACCGAAAGTCAGAAAAGGCATTTCGAGACTACTGGCTGGAGAGGATCCGGAGAGATCTTAAGTTTCCTCCTGAATACAAGTTCTATTCCTTAAAAGACACTGGCATCACTAATATGCTAAAATCAAACATGGATATTCTGTCAGTCCGAGACCAGGCACGCCACTCTTCTATTCTTATCACAGACCGTTACACGCCAAAAGATATTAAAAATGTCAACAAGGCCATCCTCAATTATGACGGAGTACTTTAGATTACACACACAACCCACATTCACACAAAGACTGATAATCAGTTCCTTATGAATGTAGGATTCACACACAAGTCACACACAAATATTATAGGATTTCATAAAAATATCCCGTCTTTTCCCTTTCTATGCTCCCATTAGAAACTTCCATCTCAACCTTTTGACAAATATATTTCTTGTTCCGGAAATCATAGATTTTCGATGGAGTTGGAATATCATCAGCAATAAATTTGATGGTGACCTGATTATTTTTATCAATCTTGTAATTTTGCTGAAAAGAACCAATACCCTTCTGATAAGGTAAATTTGACAGAGTTAAAGATCCGGAATCTTTAAAGCTCCAATCAAACATCCGATAATCAGAATAAGTAATTGGCCAGCAGTTTTTTAAATCATAATCACCAAACTTAGCCCCAGGTTCCGTTATCATTGCTGAATCTTTGACATTATATACAAGATACTTAGATTGAAACATCACTGGGATTTTCGAATCATCCTCCTCCTGTTCAGTCGAATCCACCCCATTCTGCATAGCATCCTGTACCGACACATAATAATTACCCTCCGCATCCTGAGACATCTTATCCAACTCCGTTTCCTTATCATTACAAACAGACGGAACAAATACCCTCGTTGTCTTACCCATCAAATCAAGTGCAGTAATCCAGCCAGGTTCTTTCTGATTATGCTTATACACTCTCGTGAATGCAGCAGGACAGATATTCAAGTCTACGAAATTATCCGATTTGGAATCACGAATAATCGGTGAGAAATATCCACATTGCGTTTTTTGTTCTACAAGATCATTACTGTCCGCATCACCATTCTTCGGAACCAGAGCCCAGATATAATAATCATAACCAACCTGAAAGATCGTTGTCTTTCTGACTTCTGTTTCCATTTTGGATGCTTCTGTGACCATCTGATCCTCTGTATCATACACCTGAAGTTGGAATTTCTTGAAAACATCCGGAGCTATCACTTCACGCCAATTCCTGTTTGTAGAAGCATCAAAAGAATACTCAACATTTGAAGTTGCCAAAGTCTCCAGCCCATCGCTATCATACTCCACCGAAAATTCATCGACGGCTTCATAACCTACACTTTTATTCGCAAATAACTCATTTGCGGATATGATCTTCACAGTCTTTTCAATCTCATCAAAGATAAAACTCGCATTAAACAATTTACGGACTTCCTCTATAAACTTATATACTGTCCAGTGAGGTAACGAATGTTCTATCTGATCGGTCTTCATAGCAGAAGCTATCAGCAGTCTGCTCCAAGGATCCTTTTCATAATCATTCCGGATAAGTCGATAGCCCTCATATTCCAGAACTTTCTTTACGACATAGATCAGATTGGGTTGCACAGCGATATTATACATAAAAACCCAAGTTCCTTTATGATTCACGCCGTTTACCAAACATTTATCAAAAGGCACCACATTGATTGAATTTGCAATAATACCGTTTGTCTCATCATAGATCGGATTTAATGCACATACCCCCTTCTGACCGACAAAACTATCTTTGGCCAATGAGATAAAAATCATGTCACTGAATCCAGTATTCCCAGTACTGGCACTCTGCTTTACCATATTTTTCAGTGTATAGTCCGTATAGAAACTATCCTGTACTCCTGAATCAAGCACAATATCAGGAAAAGGTATCTGATCAATATAATGTTTTTCAAACTTAGAATTGAACTTGATCCTTGACTTTCCGCCGACGATCTGTAATTTCACCTGATCATTACTGATACCCGTCACCGTACCTTTTCCACTAATGATAAGTCGGTTATCAATGTATAACTGGCAATCCTCAAAATCAGCAATTACTTTTTTAACATCAAATCGGTCCACATTATGAAAAAGGACCTTGTTCTCAATAACCGACATAGGAAAGTTAATGTCATACGTGTACGATCCGGAATCACTGATATACTGATTCTCATACGTAACCTTAATTTTATCCGTAGTAGATGGGAATCCCACCTTACCGTCCAATATACACCTTATCATTTATTGTCCTGTAATTTATGAAAACGATCCAATTGATGAGCAACACCGTTTTGACCATCTATAGAAACTATAGCCGGAATACCCCTATCAATTGTCCTGTTCAGTTTATCCACCACCTGGCTGACACCCTCCATTGTTGATACCATTCCCTTATTATCACTGTTAACCTGCACAACAGGAGCAATAACTGCAGAGCTGCCCTGTCCCAACTGATTACTGACATCTGCAGCGGTCAAGGATCCTACAGTATTATTTCTCTGCGCCATGTCAATCAGCCGAAGTACAGGCATGATAGATGTATTGGCCAGGGCATTATGATTAGCCACGAATTCCCCTTGGTGTACAATCCCTGCCTTTTTACGGAAATCTGAACCTGAAGTAAAACCACCTTCATAGTAGCCGGCTTCCTCTGCCTGATGCTGCTTTTTGATGGCTGCCAGATTTATCATTCCGGCAGCCATGGCAATTCCGGCAGCAATAGGAGCCAATACTTGATTTGCCGGCCATGGAGCCCCTTCCCAAACTGATGTATATGCCCGCATTGATCCGAGCAGCATCGTAGCTGTTGCCTGGGCAAGTTCCATCTTCATCTGCTTCTTGCTGTATTTCGATTTGATTTTTGCAATCTCCTTTTCCTTTTTTTCTTCAAGTTTCTGCGTCCTGGCTGTATTGTTCCCGGCTGCATTCTCCAGTCTCTTATATTTCTTAGTCGTAAGACTCTGTTCATATTCTGACTGAGCAGAATAATATGAAGACATGGCATCCATAATCTGACTGACACTATCATAAGCAGTTTGAGCTTTAGTCGTTACATTCTTCAAGAAGTTATTCAAAGCTTCAGCCTTTGCTTCCTGACATTCAGAAAAATGCTGAGCATCATTCTTGTACATCAAATCCAGTTGTTCTATCGTGTTGCGATAATGAGTAATATCACCGAAAAAGAAGTTCTTCACATTATGAGACATCGGATTATTTTCTTCTCCTGCCGTTGCATTATTAGATGCAGTCTGGTATGCAGTATGCGCATTATTCAGTGTCATCTCATAATCCGAGTTTCTGACCCTCTGTTCCGATTTTTGTTCCTCATAAGAAATCTGAATCTGTCTCTTCATTTCCTCATATTCCTTCTGTTTGATTAACTTTTTCTCCAGAAGAGAATCAAGGCCATTAAGTTCCATTTTTTCCTGTGCTTCAATATCAATTCTGCCCCACCGGTCACGATAATCAGAAAGTCTCTGCATATACTTTTCTGAATTTTCCAACTGATGCTGGCGGTCATTATCTTCCAGCTGATTTCTCAGTTCAAGCCAGTCCCTAGTGCCCTCACCGAACAAGGCCATCTGCTTTTTCAGAGCATTCTGATCACTCTGAAAAAGAGCCTCATTGGCAGCATCCTCATTCATATAGATGGAACTGTTCTTATCATAATACTGGGCTTTTATGGCAGCATCACGCTGCTGTTTCTCTACCTCAATCGACTTTAAATCAGCCTCTCGCCTCTCTTCATTATATCTTTGATCAGCTTCTTCCATTTGTTTTTGAATATTATCATACTGTGCTGACCCCTTACCCCAAATTGCTTTTCTTTTATTAAGACTATCTGTAAGTATTTTCTCTTTTTCATCAAGATAATTCTGATAAGTAATCTTGCCTCTCGCATAGAGAGAAGTTAATTTAGCCAAATGTAGGTTCATCTCTGCCTGTTCTTTTTTATCAGCTTCCCTACGCCTTTTCTCAGCAGCAATCTGCGCCTTTCTTGCAGCTGTCTGCCGTGCCTTTTCCTTTTTCTCAAGAGCTTTTTTCTCCTTATCACTCATTCCTTGAGGAATATCCTTTTCAATAGTATTCGTTACAGTATTCCCGGTTTTTATCGCTTGTTTTTGCAGATCACTTCCATATTCATCCAATACAACCTTCACCTGATTCTGCAAATCTTTTACATCTTGCTGGGCAGATTTCATCTGTCCTTTTGTTTTTGAAGTTAAATCCTGACTTGTATTACCTACCATTCCAAAAGATGTCGTATAAGTATAACCTTTTCCAGCCTTCTTCGCATCTTTAAACGCTTGAGCAGCCTGTGCAGCCTTAACTTTTGCATCGGCAAGTTGTTTACCAAGGTTCTTTAGCATATCTTTAGCACCTTCAAGCTCATATTTACGTGTTAAAGATTGTAGATAGGAATCAAGAGCTTGTTTATTTTGAATATAACGATGAGTCGTCTTATCAAGTTGGGCATTATAATTAGGGATTATTGCATTCAACTGATTAATTGCCTTCTGACGATCATCAAGAGACATTTTCTCATTTTTGGCTGCTGCAACAAGAAGGTATATTTTATTCGTTTCATCGACTTCATCCTCCTTTGCCTTCTGTCTGATTTTATCAAGATTTTTTTGAGCGGTCTCATTTGCATTTGTTTTCTTAGTTAAATCAGCAATAAGGGCAATAACAGTAACAATAGCTGCACCAATAGCAAGATAAGGATTCTTACTTATTACCTTCCAAAGGTCTTTAAAAGAATTCTTCAAAGTCCTATTCCAGAATACATTTAGTTTTCTCAACTGGTTATGTGCTTTTTCAGCTTCAGTAAGAACTGCTATTGCTGCAACCAAGGTAAGAATTGTTGTCTTATATTCACTCACAAAACTAATAATGGTCGAAAGTAAATGTACAAGAAGGCTACCAGTAGAAATCGTATAACGTGTAATAGGCAAGAGCTTCTGCCCAAGGGCAATGCTCAAATCAAGGAACTCTTTCTTTGCTTTATCCAATTTAGCTGCCTGGGTATTATTTTGAATATTAAACTCATTAATTACAGACGTCCCCTTATTATACTCCCTGTTAGCAAGTGCCTGGGCTTTCTTCACTTCATCAAGATGCGAAGCAACTGCAGACAAAACGCCTACAGCCCTTGATCCGTTCAAGTTCATAGACTCAAACATCGGTGCCATATTTGCGAACCCGCCCTTTTTCTTCATTGATTCAAGAAATTGAAGAAGTGCACCATTAGCATCAGTCTTTAATTGCTTTGTAAATTTCTTCACATTTTCACCAGCTAATTTTGCAAACTTGGCTGGATCCTGAAACATTTTCGTTATCAACTGAGAAAAGACAGTTGAAGACGTTGCTTCCTCTTGCATATTCTGATCCAGTGCAGAACCAATACCCATCAACTCAGTTTGTGTCATTTTTGCCTGTTTTCCAACACCTGACAAATCAGCTGTAAAATTAATGATATAGCCTGCATTGGCGGAAGAATTCTGTGCTAACTCATTAATGGCAGAACCGGTAGCATACATCGCTCCTCGTAAGCCTTTTGTCTTATCTTCTCCAAACATAATGGCTAACTTTCCAATCTTATCAACGGCTCCCTGACCAAGATCATCCCCTAAAGCAACATTAATCTTATCAGCACCATCAACAAACTCTTCCACCATTTTCTTACTCGTAATTCCAAGTCGTCCAGCTGCTCCTGCAAGATCATTAAGCTGCTCACGAGAAGTACGTGTATCCATTTTTTTAAAGTCCTCGTTCATTTGACGGACCTGTGCATCTGTCTGCCCAGTATATTTGCGGACATTAGCCATCACATCTTCCATCTTTGCAAAGTTAGAGACACATTTTCGAACAGTTACAAACAACCCCATTATGGTCGCTACAACTGACATTACGATTCCTTGCATACGATTAAAACCGTCTGCCATCCGTCCTATCCAAGATCTTTGCGCCATTCCTTCCTGGCGCACTCTTTCCAATTGTGTTTTAAGTGATTTCGCCTGGTTTGTCATTTGACGGAACTTTTCAGTTCCACGATCCATTCCTCGTAACTGTTCATTGATGATTTTAAGAGAATATTCAATGTCCCTTATCGATGATCTATCCAGATTCTTCAGTGTGGCATTGATCAGTTTATTCTCCTGTTCAATGGTCATGGTGTCCTTTTGGGTAAGGGCAAGTTCTTCATTATACTTTTGTATAGTGGCGTTTGTCTCCTGTTGGGCTAGGTTAATCTCCCTGATACGATTCTGGACGATCTTTAATTTATCGGCAGACTCATTATATCCCGTGGATCCAGGTACGACTTCCTGCATCTGTCTTTTGAGAGTGCCTTCAGCCATAGCTAATTCTTTCAATGATGATGTGGAAACATTCTCTAGCACATGCTTCATGTTGGCCATCTCATCATTGAGCTGTTTCTGTTCCTGATAATTTTGTTTGGTCTGCGTCCGTATTCCGGCTATCTGTGTCTTTACAGACTTCAACTTTTCCGCTAAATCCTCAAAATACTGAGTATTCTGAGGTGTCTTCTTCATTTCGGCATTCAGAGTCCGCTCAGCATACATAAGTTGATCCAATGATACCTTACCAAGGTTATGCAGAATTTCTGTAACACTCTGTGATGTCTTGGCAAACTTAGTCATTGACTTGTTGTTTCTCTGGATCTGCTTATTCAGGTTATTAATATCCGTAGAATCCCCATGCCCCTGGATAAGTTGGTTGCGCTTTCTGATAAGATCATCTGTATCTTTCTTCAGTTCTTCCAACTTATTCTTTGCATTCTCAGAATTAAGTTTGATTTCTGTAGTAAATTCCTGATAAGAATTAGCCATAATATTTAATTTAAATTTCCACAAAAGTAGTTTGAAGATTCAAACTGAAAAATACAAAAAAGCCACGCTCCGGGAAGTGTGGCCAAACGATTAATCTATCATTATATAAGAATCATACTTAATCCTTGCATGTGGATTATAATTCAGTATCTTCACATCATATCCTTTAGTCCCCCAATGCCAGAAAAGGAAATGATGTTTATATTGCCTTACAACATAAGTTTTCAGAGAATCCCTCACAGTATAGTCTAATGTCGAATCTTTTAAAGACAAATAAAAGGTTGCCCATCGATCTTTGTAACTGAAACTATCCATGATAGGATTACAAATAAGCCGGACTGTATCATGGATGGCAGTTACCTCAGTTTCCTGGGATTTAATCTGTCCGGCTTTAATCTTTAGTTCTTTAAGTTCATCACGATCTGCAAGAGATTGTTTATAGGATGACTTGGATACAGTACTGACCGGAGCAGAAGCTACAGGAACCGTATCGTGAATTACTGTATATTGAAGGGGCTGATAAATTTGTGCATGTGCGAGTTCAACCTTCAACTTTTCAATTTCATCCTCCTTACGTCCAGCCTTCTCTATCACATAAAAGAAGGCTGCCATGAAGAGTAAGAACAACAAAAAAGCTATCTTCTTTTTATCTATTTTCATAGTAAGTCCCATCCTTTCTGCACATCAGTGCCATTGGCTTTAGTGCCATTTTCTACCCGGCTCATTGCTGCCACAACGGCACACATCATAGTCTTGCTCGTAATTTCCAGCGTCGCATCCTTATGGATCCCACTCCAGGCAGATACATGATTAATGTACGCTATCGTGTTATTCTCATTTGCCGGAGCCCAGCGCCGGATCATCTTGCTAATAGAGCAAAGACCATACTTCACATAGTAAGTTCTCAAAATCACGAACATCGCCCGATAGCCGTATGGCATTGACGAGAATTGTTTAAAACTTTTGTCTTTTGATGGTTGAACTTCACCTTGGTACCTTACTCTTGAGATCCGGATATTCCCAGGATTATTGTTCCTTAGTCCCCTTGTCATTTTTATCATTTCTATTATTGATTAAATTACTGATTTGATTACTGGCTTCTCCCATTTTCGAGCGTATATACACAGATACGCCAAACACACTGCCTGCATATACAAGCGTCTGTGCGACATACCATAACACACTATCATCAACCTTGTAATGATTAAGGAAAAAACAAAGGAATGTCAGGATAATACCGCTACCTAACATTGCTACAGCCGAACCATATTGGATCCATTCTTTAGTATTTGCTCGCATAATCTCTATATTTTGTCAGGACAAAGATATATGAGGTCTATGACTAATAAAAATACACTACTAACCATTTACAGGATGACACATATCTGTTATTTTGTCAACCATTCAAGTTCTGTCATGGCCTCAAAGGTCTTATCGCTTTTCTTGAAAGCCTTCAATAACTCTCCGGCCTCTACCTTTTCTGCCTTTACATCTATTTCCTTATCTGCGAGGTCCATGAGGTATTTTTCACCTTTTTTGTTCCATTCTGAGAACCAGGCATTAATATCCATGATCTCCTTCCGGTCTGCATCCGTCATAACATAGCCTTCGGACTTAACCTTTCCTTCTTTTTCCTGAGCCTTCTGAAGCCGGACCTGCATCTTCTTGAAATCGTCATCCATGAGTGTCGTCCGGGTTTCTTCCACGCTCTTGTCGTACTCATCCGATACGGGCCTGAGAACTTTGATATTCTTCCACACTGACAGCATGGATTCGTCGCTCATGCTGCTTACCTTAATGTCCTTTAAATTCTTGTAGGCGTTGACTGCCTTGATAGTTTGAATTTTCATAATTTCCTCTCCTTCTTTTTAAGCTGTTACAGTTCCGAAACCGGCAGCATTTGTTTTACAATATTCGATGAAAGAATTGATGTCCGTGATTACATTCGTCATAATAGTATTATCATCTGTATTGAAAACAATACTCAGACTCCCATAATAGGTAAAACTGGCCACCTGGTTCCCGTCACCGTCCTTGACAATACCAACTTCGATATTCGTCATTACTCCTTTATCTACACTGACATTTCCTGTCATGTTGTACTTTTCTCCTGTTCCGGAGACGCCAGATTTGAATCCAACGATTTTCTCAACTTTTACTTCCATTTTATTTAAAATTAATTAGTTATTCTTCATTACCATTGACTGAGTAGTATAGGTACTTCCATCTATTACAGCCACTACCTTTACTGTTACGGCAGGATTACTAATATCAATGTCACTAGAGTAAAACGTGGATGCTCCAGAATTGATCCGGTTATTGATTCTTCCCAAAGTAACATTCCATAAACCTACCACATTTTGCTGTGCATCCAGGGCACGGATGGAGATGGAATTAACAGTTACAGCTGATGACTTGTTATTAGTAATTGTATAAGTTATGTTTACTGAAGTACCGTCTGAACTCTCTTTAGCAACCAACAGCTGCTGGATAGGATTACTACTAACTTTACTGTTAATCACCAATGTAGAAATTGCGGATAGGAATGGTGAACATACTATAGCTGAATTGTTAGGTACTACTAATCCCTGTATTTCCACGGCGGAGGCAAATGGAACAACTTTCCATGTCTTATCCGCCAGATAATTATTTGCATCGTTAACCGTAATTAGTGCATTTCCAGAACGGTTATCTGGGTTTGAAGGATCGAATATCGGATAAAGATTATCATCCGTTAACATCCAGTTAGTCGTAGTTATATATGTTCCGATACCACCCTCAAATGCAAGTCCGAAATAGCATTGATTGAAGTTAATATGTTCATTCGAAAGGTCAGAAAGTCTTACCTGCAGATGACCTGTGTCATGTTTAGCCTGGTCAAATGATATTTGAAATGTATTATCTTCAGCTTCGTCGACACTACTCGAAAGACATGGGCCTATAGGAGATTTTGATCCATGAAAATAATTCAGGAAATCAGAAAGTCTGTATGGACTTGACATGCCACCTTTTGGTCCATCATACTGATACATAGTTGCATTATATGCCAAATTTCCAGGAGCATTTTCTGCAGATGGATTATTAATCCAGCTCAACATTGCCGTGACTGAACTCCATACTGGTATATTCTTAATACCATACCTTGCAAGTTCAAAGTATTCCTCTCTCAATGGGGCAACCCAATTATAATTAATAGGCTTAAATCTTGCCCACATATTGATGTTCGAGCTTTTGCATAGTGTAGCGAGATCGTTACTTGCTACTCCCAGCACTGTCTTCACATCGTCAATCGAGACAGGAGCTGATATTATTCCATTGCTATTCATATCATGCTGCTTTTAATCGTTCCACTTCCTTTTCAAGTTCACTGACTCTCTTTTTCAGTCTTGTTACTTCATCGTCCAGCTCCACAGACGCTCCAAGGGCCAGCGAGATAAGCCTGGTGTCAAGATAGTTGATTCTTAGATAGCCGTCCAACTCTCCGACAATATCGGATAATTCAGACTTCCGGACATTCTGTGCGATGAATCCTATTGAGTGTCTGTTGTCTTTTCTATAATCAAATTGATAAGTCCCACCTAAACTACGGATTACACTAAGACTATCGATTGATTTTATATTCTTCTTTAATCTCCTATCAGATGTAGTATAAGCCGTTACACCTCCTGTGGCACAAATAGTACCTGTCCATGTCAATGTGCCACTCAATGCAGTCAAAGTTCCATTGTCCGTTCCATCATTTCCATAGAAGCCTATACCGGCAGAAGCAGTGTTCAAAGACTTCAATCCCATAGTACCGCCAATATTACAGTCCCCTATGATGTAGTCATCTGCAGGTTGAATGGAATTTATACCACCATTAGATCCACTTGCATGGATTATCGTATTGCCAATGACTAAATCGCCTTGGAATCTACCAGTACCTGCAACATCTAATTTGTAAGAAGGTGAAGTTGTGCCGATACCGACATTATTTGTAGGATTGATACCTAAATTCCCGCCAAGATTTTGTAAAACACGCGCACCATTACTTCCAATAATATCATCGTTGCCAATATTTATATTTCCATTTACATCACCTGTACCGTCAAAACTCTGTCCCCAGAGAGTTCTTTGTGTTTGTAGTTTGGTAGCAGAAGCAACATTGTCAGATGTGTATGCTAATGTTCCTATATAATTCATGCAACCAGTCAAGTTACTTGGATTGATAGCTTGCCAAAAATATATCCTTCTGTTTGTTCCAAAATCCAATCGGTTATACCATGTTGAAAATCCTTGAATATGCAAACTATCTCCATAGGGAGTTTTGTAATTTGCACTATCAGACTTCCAACCAGTAGTATTAATTCCTGTCATAGCATTTGATGCATCCGATAGATAACCTCTATATCTCAAAAAGGAACTTTCAGTATATCCTGACAGTGCTCCCGAATTGCTTGCATAAGCGACATTGAAATTAGACGGATTATAAACATACATGTTCGTTCCGTCACTTCCGCCCCATAGCCAGTTTGGTTGTCCGGACTGACCGGACCAGTTGAATGTCATTGGAACACCTGAATTACCGCTCCTGCCTAATTTTGATGCAACCGTTGAAGTGGCTGCATTGCCGCTGATAGAAGCCGAAGAGGTAATGAAACCTGCTCCGTTTGTCAACTGGCTTGTATTGTTTGGTATGCTGATTGATTTTGCTGCACTGCCATTGAAGGATCCACTAGAATAGCCACTCCATGACAGGGCATTATTAACCTTACTGGCACTTGAAGCATTGCCGGACAAAGCTCCTCCGAAAACACCGGTTGCGGTTATATAAGCAGTTTCTGAGCCAGATGCATTCCTGATTTGCAATCTATTAGAATTATCATCTCCGAACTGAATAATAAGATCAAGATTATCTGATCCTGTTTCCTCGGTAAATAATTTTACCCAGTCAGATTCACCTGTCCAATATAACCCTCCTCGTTTAACGGGGAACGTAACTCCGGAATTACTCTTTGCCCAAGCGCCGTCGTCAGCAAACTGAATCAGGGCAGTACCGCTCATCGTACCGCCACTCAATGGCAGATAATGTCCGTTTAGTATATTATCTGTAAACTGGCTCAGTTTGGTAGGAATAGCGGATGAAGTGATAAATCCTGAATCATTAGTGAACTGACTTAACTTCGTAGGTGCATCCGTAATGTCTGCCCATACATGCTTATGTGAAGTAGAAGCTGCACCTATCTCACTCAATGACCAGGATTGCGAACCGTTCAGGGAAACACTCTTCCGAGTATTCCCTATGGCCAGAGTGTGAGTATGAGCAAGGGACTGGTGCGAAGTCAGGTATGTACCGAGGTCAACGGCTGTGCCTCCCGTTGCAGCAATGGTCTTCGTGGTACCGTTGATTTTCACGGTATGCGTATGTGTTATATCACTCTTTCCACTGATGTCCTGATGCTGCGTCAGAGGAGTAATAGAGTTCGCTCCTAAAGTAATTACCCCATTCGAAATATTTGCATCCGTTATTCCATAGCCTAATAAGGTCGTAGGGCTTGTAATGTCCGCCCATGCGTGGGTATGAGGTGAAGGTGCAAAGACTGATGGCTTGTTGGTGATGATGCTCCAGTCAACTGATGTCAAAGTAGAGTTTTCTAGCTTTGAAACACGGGTATTCAGGTCATTGCCCAACAGAGCCGACAATACGTAGGTGGCCTTATCGGTAGTGTAATCAGACCATTTATCAAGTCTGTTGTAAGATGTCCCTGCACTTGGTGTGCCTGAGCCTGCGCCATAGGCAGTAAGGCCACCAGTGGCATAGAAATTAGCCGATGTCTTACCATCTGATCCGACCACGTACAATGCAGAATTAGCCTTATCGTAAACGATCCTTGCTCCGCCGATCTGTATGTAAGTGCCATCATCTGGCTTCATGGTAATATTACCGCTGACATCATCCGTTCCATCAAAGCTGTTACCCCACAGTGACCGGACGGTCAGGAGTTTGGTGGCAGTCTTGGCAGAGCCACCACTAAAATACCCCTGCAAAGTGGTTATATTTGATGCATTTACAGATTCAGAATCCTTGGCCCTTGTTACCTCGTTGCTGATAGAAGTGTTGATTCCGCTGACAATAGCGTTTAGATCAGAAGAAGAAGAAATCCCGTCGAGGAAAGCAATAATCTCCTGCCACTTGTTGATGATATTATCAGTGTCCGTAGCTGTAATACCCGTATACCAAGAGTAAACGCTATTCCAATTTGAAACAAGCCTAGAGGTAATTCCGTCCAAAACACTCTTGTTGGCATGAGTATGACTGTTGGTATATGCCGTGTCCCACTGGGTCTGTTTCGCCGTTGTGGGTATGGAGTAACCGCTGGAAAGCGCTATGGCGAGAGTTCCGCTGGCTGTGACGGGTGAACCGCTGACGGATAGCCCCTTAGGTACGGACAATGCTACGGAAGTAACCGTACCGGCATTCGTTGTAAACCCTGCATCATTCGTAAATGCTGACAGTTGTGTAGGATGATCCGTAATGTCCGCCCACAAATGTGTATGCGCAGACGGTGCAAAAGTAGATGGTTTGCCGGTAATGATACTCCAGTCAACAGAGGTCAGTGCACTGGATTCTACTGCCGACAGCCTCGTGTTAAGGTCATCACCCAACAAGGCCGACAGTATGTAGGTAGCCTTATCTGTCGTGTAGTCTGACCACTTATCCAATCTGTCGTAAGATGTCCCTCCGCCTGACATTCCCGAACCTGCACCATAAGCAGTAAGGCCACCCGTGGCATAGAGACTTGCAAGCGCCTTAGAATCAGAAATTCTTGTAAGAGCGAGAGCACCGTTGGCATTATCATAGCTAACCTGTATATCTCCAATAGCCAACTCGGAAACTGGATTATCATCTTTCTTCTTGAATGAATCCAGGTAGGAAAGCAGCGACAGGAAAGCATCCCCGATACGGGATGACGTATTCGCATACATCCGGCGTTCATCTCGAATTTGTGTGAACATCTGTTTTAATTCCTTAGTCGCTGCTGTCTCTTCCATATCTGATAAAAAACAAAATGATTAGATGCAAAATTAAATGATTGCCAATTGCTTAAAAATACACTTGATTATAAGTTCCTCTCAATTCCCTTATTTTCAAAGATATTCTCCAGTGCCGTTGCTATGAGTCCCTGATAAGCCTGCCCATAAAAACACGCTTCTACCTCTGATAACTTCATTATTGAAGAATAATATTTTTTGGAAAACCATGGTTTGCGCTGACGGTGCTTTCTGTTATGATCCGCAAGGAATTTCAAGTCTCCGTTATTTCCTTTTTCTTTTGTCTTATATCCGTTTCCAACACCTGCCTCTACATAAATGCCGTATTGGGCAAATTTATGCTCAATCGTAATCGTCGGACCGGGATGTCTTTCCCCTATAAAAGAACGGTATAAATCTCCTGTACGATAAATTGACAGTTTCATCATCCGTTCCCTCCAGTAGGCCATCATCTCCTTGGTCCAGCCAACTTCGTATTTATTCAGATCATCCTGTTTGACAGGAGTCTCAAACGTTTTCCCATTCATCGGCATTAAAGACTAAATTGGTCGGAACATCATTCTCCACCATGAAGTACAGCCCCGTTGCACCGTTAAAGCTATACCGTCCGAGTTCATGGTAATAGATGTTCTCAATGTTCATATAATACATTCCACGGCCATAGACCATGCGTGCCTTATCACTGACCATCTTTGAGAGAAACTGCTTGAAAATCGTCCTGCAAAGATTCATTTTCTTCTTACGGTCATTGGAATCATTATATTTATACCCTGCCAGGATCCAGACCGTGTAGACTGATTTCGTAAAAAAACCGGAGCCGTTGGCGTGTACGTGGTTATCCGTCGTATCATCAATGACAATAAAATTCTCCACCTTACGATATTCGGCCATGATACCCTCAATATTGTCCGGGCCGGATGCAAATACCGTCGCAAATTGAAGTTCCTTACAGAGTTTATTAGCCTCTGCCATATTCTCGATATATTCTATCGGATCAAAGTCTGCCATAATGATTAATTTGTTCCATACTTCTGATTGAATTCTTCTGCTTCCCTGGCCTTTTCATTCAGTTCGGTAAGTGCTCTCCAACAGTCAATTGACCCGACGATCCCCTCTTTAGTGACATCACCGTCTGTCAATGCACGAATCTGGGCATTAGCTAGCTTAAGGAAATAGATCTGCTCCACCTTGCCATCAGGTACAGGTTTAAAGAAATCCGGAAACTGCCTGGCAAATACTGTTTTCACGGCCGTATACCAATAAAAGACAGATGTCTGTTCCGTATTGGTCAAATCAAACTTCTCCGGAGGACGGTTGTTCTGATCACGATAGAGAATTTTCCCTAACCTGTTCAGATACTTCGGCTGCTTCGTTTCGATAAATTTCTGATAGTTCTTTTCACAATTCAGATAATCCGAAAAGCACAATCCTCTCAAAATAACGTCGACCGCATGATACCCACGGATATTGTCCAGCCTCACATCCATGTCATCACACGAGCCGACGAAATCAAAATGATGTATCAAACTCTGAATCTGCCAGGTAGCCAGATTGAAAAAGTGTCGTTTACCTGCTTCTCCCTTCCTGACATAGCATCGGGCACCGCCGGAAATAGTCTTATCAACCTCTATGCCTGTAAAACGCAGGAACATATAAGTCTTAATTACCGTCAGATCATCGAATGTAGACAACAGAAAGAAGACGTACCGCAACTGGTCCTGATTCAGTTCATGCCATGATTCGGGGACCCGGAATTCCAGTTTATCCCTGGAAAAAGAAAACTGACGAGTCTTTATTGTTTTCATAAGGTTCATAATGATTAGTCCTGTAAGCACTGCTGTTCATATACTCGCTGAAATCTTCCGGATGATCTTCCAGAAAATTCATCAGGTCAAGATAGGGGGCGTTGCCTTTCATCTGCCCGGAGATTTCCAGACCGATAATCCTTCTCATTTTCAAGACCGCCTGCTTCTGGGCATCATTCAGACTGTTCTTATGGATTGCCGTTAACAGAGCATCCATCTGACTGTTACTGATCTTCGATCTCAGGAACGAATCAGCATTCTGGATCCATGGATAAACGGAAAACCATTTTTCGGACGTTCCTTTCATGCCCGTATACATCAGGAAATGAGCATACTTATAGAATACGGTGCTAATCTGAAATTGTGCACATTCCTCATCACTCCACCCTTCAACTTTGGTCAGTTCCGTCAGCAGATTGTCCTTTGTCCGGAGGATATTAACTTTCAACTCTTCCTCTAGGGCGTCCACACGTGCCTGGCTTGCCGGTGCAGTATCCTGAGTACTGACTATCCCGAATCCCGTTGATGTCAGAACCAGGTCAAGACTTCTCATATTGTTCTGAAAAGCATATTTGCAAACCAGCCCTTTCGCCAGGTCAGAAAGAGGTCCATCACTTGCCTGGCACGCTTCCAGTCCCTTCTGACCGAGGACAGTAGCAATTATCCATTGAGCATTCTGCTCTATGGAAGGTGACAGCACTTCAAACACATCACTGTTTTTCGTAGTCGCTGCCGGAACAGCAGACTCAAAGTCTGTCTGGCTAATCTTCAGTTTCGTTATTTCCATCTGGATCAGGTTTTACAGTTTTAGTTTCTTTATTTTCATCTAATGTTGTCAAGATGATCATCGGTACATCGACATCAACTTTCTTATTCCAGCCATTGAAATAGATCAGCACCCGGAAAGGCTCCAGCATGACATCATGGAAAGCCGTTTCGGTGGCCTGTTTCAAGAGGAAGAGTTCCCGTTTGTCAGAACCGGAATTGTTCATGGATGATTTGCCCGGTGTCGCTCCGACCAGATTAGGGTGCACGTTATCTCCATAGCAAAGAGAATTGGAAGCCTCCTGTACATCATCGCTCCAGTCACCACCTTCCTTCTTACCCTGCTCCACATCATAGATCCGGACCATCCGCACATCCTTTCCGCTCCCCGGATCCACATAGTAGCCGGTTACCCAGGTTTTTCCGATATTAGCATTACCACTGATAAATTCCTCAATATTATGCTTCTCGAGTTTTATCCGGTCCTTTCTCTTTTCCGGGTCCGTGATACCCTCCTGATCACACAGATTATCCCAGTAGTCTTTATGGACCTCCACCTGAAACCGGGGAGGGGCAGAATTACGTATCTTTGCTCTTTTACCCTTGCCTATCAACTCGTAGATATCATACCAGGCATCACGGAAAATTGCGGAATAGAACGGAATCGGGTAATACTGGAATCCCGGTGTAGGGAATCTGGTCAGGACAGCGAACTTACGGTTACGTGTAGCACGGCCAAAAGGATCACCTGCAGCAGGTCGACGCACTTTACCTGTTTTAGGGTCTGGTACAAACCCCAGACGTATCTGCAGATCACCGAACGGGTCAGTCTCATCCAGCAACGGGATAACCTCTATATCATCATCTTTGACGAAATTCCGCCAGTTCGCATAGAACACATGCCCGATATGCCCAAATTTATCCGCTTTCTCGAACCGCACATAGCAGCTCTCCTTATGTCTCATCTGAACGATCTTCTTGCCCTCGTTGTCCAGGATGATGCAAGTCACCGTGAAGTAGAAATACTTCATATCCATAGCCTGTTCTACAAAGAACCGGTTGAGCTGGTTACGGAAAGCAAACATATTGATCTCTTCATCATCTGTTTTCAGCTTGGTCTTGCGGTCAAAGAAACGGATACCCTGGCCATAACAGGTCAGCACATTGAAGAGTTTGTTCTGTGCCATGACCATATTCTCCCCAACCTTCCTGATGATCTCATAAGGCAGTTGGTCATCTACACCGAAAGGGACATAAGTATAAGACTGATTCCCCTGGTGTATATTCTTGTAAGTCTGTGTACCGTCATCACCATCAAATATCTCAGAAGAATTCTCCGTATATTCTGCATTCGCCGATGCCTGCCGGGAATTGACAAACCCCACACCGCCGACGGCATAGATTTCATTGTCACCCTTCCGACCGACATATTTCATTCTTGCTTTTTCTGTATTGTTCATATCACAAATAAATTTCATGTCCCATGAATTCAAAGATACAGATGTCCCTCACCATCCTAATCTGACCGTTGTCCGGATTCAATAATCTATGAGTACCACCTCGCCAGTGTCCGCCCTTTACCAGCCAGCCCTCATAATCAATGATATTTCCCGTTCCGATCTCCCAGCATTTCAGATTGACCGTCTGGCTCCGGATCCTTGCAATATCCAGCTCCTTTCTCATGACAGTAAGGTGTATCGGCTTCAAATATTTCTTATCCATAGTTAATTAAATGTATTGTCAAACGTATTGTCGAATATCCGTCCGGCCCGGTTAATCTCCACCACATTATGGTTTGCCTGGCTGTACTGATAGTCAAAGGTAAACTTTGCCATATCATCGTCTGCGTTGCTCACCTCACTCTTCGAATCACTCAGGGTAACCTCCTTACCCACCTGAGGCTCACCTTTATAAATATTAACCAGGCGGACATCATCAGAACGGAAAAGCTCATCCGCCCAGTTCTGCATGGCAACATTAAGATACCCGGTGTCAGCACTGAACTTCCGTTTTTCCTCTATCTTGATATTCTTCAGATTACCGTTGACCCATGCCGTGGTACGTGTATAAGAAGGTGACACCTGGTGCTTGCCGGTACAGTACAACAATTCATCTACGCCAAAGGAATTGACGAACAAAAGGATGGGTGCTGCGTCCGGCTGCTCCGGATCCATATCAAACTCCTGTGTCCGCTTACCGGCAATTGCAGTAACCCTGACAAGAGTCTTGCCTTCGGAAACAAAACGGGAAGGAGAAACGTCTATAGTCGTATACTTCTCATTCCCCTGGACGGTAGGAGGAACAAATGTCGCTTTTGTACCGTCACTATACTCTGCTATGACTGAAGCATCATCCGTTGACAGATAGTGAAGGAATTCCAGACGCCCCGGGGCAGAAATCTTCGGGCCCAGCAATATCGAAAGGAAATGGTTGTCACAGAAATCAGAGACATTGACCTGTACGTTACTGGTCTGGAAGTCCACACAACAATAAATCACTGAAGCATTAATCTCTGCATTTGAAAGTTCCTGGTCCGTATCATCCCTCTCACTGATCTTGATGTCCAACGCCACGATCAAGCCTTGCCGGGCATAAGGAGTCAACAGGTCAGTCAGATCAGACAGTGTAATCTTGCCGTCTACCGGAAAAAGATTTTCACCGTAAATCTCCGATCCATCGACCAACATCTGCACACCGGCTTTAGCACCTGATATGGTAAACTCCACATCAGGTACGCTTGATGAAAAATATTTTCCGGAAAGAGTTTTAATTATTGTAATCATCTGCTTAATCTTTACAAAAGCAAAGATAAAGTCAGACCTGCTACAATAAAAATACGGTAACCGGCCAACAGGCAGACTACCGTAAATCATAAAACGTACAGATCAGTTATTTCATTCTGAAGACCATCCAGACAGATGATCCGTCTTTTAAGGTTTTCAACACATATCCATTCTTCAGCATATAGTCAACAATCACACTATCCTTGATGTCGAGAATCGGCTGAAGATCATCCTGAATCTCCGTTGTTGTCTTATCCTCTTCAAAATACGCCACTTCACTCTGATCAGAGTTGCTGGTACGAGTTGAGAAATAGGAATCCAGAACTTGTTCCTCACTCCTGGTTGCCTCATATTTTTGTCCCATATCACATTGCCTTTAAAATTGTCCTTAAATTCCTATTCATACGGTGGAATGCCCTCACATAATCAAGTACTTCCGCATCATTCCACGGTCCATCATCCAATATCTTCTCAATGGTATCATCAATCAACTGGACATCCATCGCCAGATCATCCTTATTGCATACATCAGAAATTGCCTGAAGAGCATTTGTATTCAATTCAATCTTCATTTCCGGCCCCCTTTCTGATGATTAAGGTGATAGACAATCCAGGCAGAAACGGATCCTGCCATACAAGCAACTGCTGGCTGCTTGACAACAGCTATTCCTGCCACAATCATCAAAAGTGGTAAGATAACGCCGATACGGATAGCCTGTCGATGTGTTACTTTGAAGTCGGCAATCCGACTGTAAAACTCCGACTTACTGTCAAGCCAGTTAATAACTGAAGACTTCACATTAGAGATTTTCTCTGAAATCAGAGACGGAGCATGTGAGTACTCCTCGAATTCGATGGATTTTTGATTTTCCATGTTGCATTGTTGTTAGCATCTACTGGGAACCGCCCAGTGCGGAGAGCAAAAGAAAGCGGCTGCACATCCCGCTGCTAACAACAATGACTTCACCCGAGGGCTTACCAAAGTTACGGAATGGCAACCGCCAATGACTTTATATTTTGGGCATAAAAAAAGCCCAACGATAGCTGAGCGATAACCGTCACCCTACGGAATGATACTTCATTGTTGTTAGCAATGGCAAAGATATGGAATCTTTCTGAAACTGCAAAGGAAAAGGCGAGAAAAATATTTTCTTACTCCCTAAATAGTCCCAATAGTCCTTACATAAGAAAAACATAAAAATGAATGGCGATAATAAAGATATCTTTTGCATCAATGTTACGATTTATAATATATAAAAGAAAATTTAGCAAGAAATTATTGGCATATTAAAGATTTTAGTTATCTTTGCAACAGTCGTTGTGAATATAAAATTCACAATGATGAGGGCAACATTGCCCGTAAAATTTTTTAATTTAAATATTATGTTTAAATTTAAAAAAAGTGCATTGTAGTTTTGTAATCGCCTAACTGCAAGAGCACTTAAAATATCTAAGGCGATTAATGTAAAAAAAATAGAGAAATGGAATAAAAGGATTTATTGGGAGGTTAAGATCTGCTATTATTTATAGAAGTTCTGGCCTTAGATAGAAAGTTTTCTACATCAACTATTTTAATTTTCACGAGGAGGTGTGCTTGCATACTTCCTCGCTTTTCTTTTTTCAAGAAAAGAACATTAATAAAAACTTTAACTAAAAATATCTATAACCATTTTACTATTCGCACATTTTCATCAGTTCATTTCTTGCTTTATTCGCTTTTTGAGCAGCATCAAGTCCTTGAAACATAAATGTTGTATCGTTTTCAAATTTTCCTTTCTTCCATACAATATTCACAAAGGCCATTTCGTTTTTCTCTGTCTTTTTCAACGCAAAAGCCAAAACACCAACTAATAGCATTCTACCCAACGTAACTCGCTTTTCAACTGTTGTAGCATCTTCAAACTTGACATCTTCTATAGACTCAATAGGAATCTGGCTATTCTTGATTTCTTGGGGCACACTATGGTTGAGTACTCCCGTAAAGAAACAAATACTTCCATCATGCCTGATAGCACATACATTCTCTTTACTGTCATCTATCTCCGGATGCCCACCGACATAGGTTCCAACATTCCTGAAATCTTTAAGGTCAAAACCTCTTTCCCGAAGTTCCCGAATCCCCAGATCATAAGCATCCCTTGATTTCTTTTGAGCTGAAGAAGTTTTGTAAGCACTAATGATGCCGAACACCACCATGATTAACACCATTATACCACCAATAATTCCAAAGGAATTACTTTTGTTGTCACACGAAGTTAAGAACAGAGTACCGATAACTACCATGGTACTGGACAGGTTAGATTTTACTTTTCTCATTTGATTATTAGTTTGTTTCGACTATAGAACATTATCTGATTATTACCAGTAATGGATTCTATCGTAATGCAAATATAGTAAATTACTGGGAGAAACAGACTCCTTTCCACCCTTAATGAATTTCTGAATTTTCTAAATCGACTTAAAGAAAATCTTAAAATTCAGATAGTAGATACCAATTTCTTTGTCGTTTATATACTTCTCCTTTTGCATGTTGCTTCTATCAGTACCATTAATATATTTATCCAGAAATTCTATCCTTTTGTTTAATGCATTTTCTATTTCAAGAAATAATCTCGAAGAAACATAATCATCACATTGTTTCCGTATAATTAATAATTGTTGCTTAGTCTTCTTTTTAAAAGACTTATAATCTTCACCTCTACTTCCATCATTAGAGCCAAAATCATTTACTGATAAAAAAAGAATCTCATCAAAGATAAATTCACGAAATCTATATTTTGGCTCTTCTGTCTTTACTTTTGTAGAAATTCTGATTGCATTAAGTTCATATAATAATCCATTATGAACATCTTTTTGTGTTTCAGAAATATAACTTTGCTCTCTATAAAAAAGTACAAGAATATTCAATAACTTTTTATGATAATCTAACTTTAAATCATTTAATTCTGTTTTAATCTTATTTGACTGCAGATTAAGTTCATTTTGCTGCTTCTTAAGCTGTTGCATCTTACCTTTCCATTCAATAACATTAAAAATCTGATAACCAATTAATATAGCCACAGAAATACCAATAAAAGCAGCAATGATACCAATATAAGTTCCTTCTGTAATTGTAAAGGGAGCCACTCTAACTATAGAGAAAACCAATGCAACAATAGATATTACTATAGCAATAATACCCAAAATATTTTTTTTCATTTCTAAGATTTATTATGGAAAATAACAAAAAGATTCATTCTTAGATTATTACAGCAACCAGAGTTTTTCATTCTCAGAAGTTCTAAAGACCTCCATGTTACAAAACGAAATGGGTGTACAAAACTCTGTACACCCAAAATCTTATTCCTATTTTTCCAATTCAGCAGAATGAGAAGAAATCGATTTTTTTATTTGTCGAGAAATCTCTTTTGATACCTTTTTAGAGATCCTATCTGATATCTTCGTTATTTCATCTTGGGTCAGAAAGGAATCATTATTCTGACATGTTGAACAAGTACTCCCAAAATATGTGTTTACCATAATTTATTCTTTATTATTTAAAATAGTTATTAAAAAATTGGGCATTAAATTCTGGCTTAAAATAATGTTTTCTATTAATCCAGATAAACCCATCTCCTTTAGAAATAACAGCAACATCAACAGGCCCACCAACAGTTTCTTCTGCAGGTTGCATTCTTCTAACAAGAGATGTCAAAGAGATGAAACTTCGTGCCATGTTTGCCATATCCTCTTTGTCTAAAGCTACAACAGTTCCCATTAACGGATCCGTATAACTCATTTTCATTTCTTTATTTATCTCCGTCACAATAAGTCTATCTATTTCCTTCAAGTCAAGATTTTTTATAGATAATGAAACATCTTTATTCTCTGGGCGACTATCAATAATATTTGTAATAGTATTACAAAACGATTTTATCGATTTAGTAATGACATTAGTGATAATATCTTGAAAACCCGGATTAATCCCACGAACAATGGTTTGTGTCACATCTATTTGAGCAAAAGGAATAATTGAGGCAGCTGTCCCATGTTCGGATATTTCCACCCCCTCACCTAAATGATATTTTAGGTGGTTATCCACTACAATGGATGAAACATTAATTGACATTAAAGACGGATAAATATCATCTTCTCCATAACCAACAAATACTAACCCCGTGTAATTAATCTCAGAAAAAGTTGCACAAAGGTAATAAAAATAGGATTCAGAAAGAAGTCTATAATTATCTATTTTTTTATCACTTGCATATTTTTTAAAGTCTTCTTCTACAGAATGAAGAAACTCTTCAAATGTATAGGATTCAAATTCCGGACATTTATCTGCCGTTTTGTTAATAGCAAGACATGAACTTAATTTCCCCTCAATTAAAGCAGATGTTAAGTCAACATTCGTAATATTTTTCTCCTTATATATTTCTTTACAACATAAATTATAAAAATTATCAAGCATCGAGTTCAAGAAAGCATGTTGGGTCTGTGTATCACAAAAGAATTGTTTTTGATGTAAAAAGGCAATAAAATTATCCCTATATTCCCCAATGCTTAAATAGCTTTTTTCTCCCAAAAATTTACGATATTCTTTAATGATAATATCCCATGGAACATCCATAAATGAGGCATTACCATATATCATTACAGCCACCGGATGATACTTCGAAAGAGTAAATATTTTATTAGCACTATTCACCACCTTATGAGTATTTCCCATCGTTACAGCACTATCTGCTGCAATAGCAACAGCATGCTTGTTTAATACAGCAACAATTGATGTCATAAGAAAATGTTAATTTGTTAGTTTTGTTCACAAATGGTTTGTCACGCAGGTCTTTATTGTCAGACAAAGATAAGAAAATTATTATTATCGCGTATCATAAGTTCCGGATATTTTCAAAAATATTCAAAACTTCTCACTCTATAAAATCTTTAGTGGAACATTCATGCCGATATGCGGACTAAATGCGCCAATATTGCGAATAATCCTCTAAAAAAGGGCTATTTTGCGCTTTGAACGGCCAAAACGAGCTGTTTTGGCAGTCATAAACCACGTTTTTACACTGTTTTTGCACGCCTGTAGATTTACAACTGACTGAGCCATAAGGCGATAGGCAGTTGTAAATCGAAAAGATGTCCCGACGCTTTAAGCGTACCCCCCACTGCGCTATAATCCTCAGGCAATTGCCATCAGAAAATTTGGCGGAATATGTAAAGAATTTTCGTAATCACCAACGAAATAAATGCAACGGCAATTGCCATGAAATTTGCGGTAATGCAGCTCTACACGAATGCCAGGCAACGCAGCATTCGTATTGTGCTGCTCATAGAATAAGGTCCTAACCTATTTCGTCCTGAGAAAGGTATATCATACTGTTCTCAGGACGGCTTAAAAAGAAATAGAAATGAGATGACAATTGCCATCAGAACGATCAATGTCCGCCAAACGAACTGGTCACTGCACCAGACATACGCATCTGGAATTTCGGGAATTTCTCTACTCCGATACAAAGTGTATCAAAAGCATCACTCCCGTCTGTCCGGTTCTCCAACCGGTCTTCTTCGGTTTCAGCCAGTTTCTCTCCACGCTTATCCTTCCTGCCCATATAAACGCCTGCCGTCTCAATAGAGATGAGAAGGTCCCGGTTATTATCACGGTTGATTAACACCTGATGTTTCGCACGGCCCATAAACATACGATTGATCAACGCCTGCTTATCAATATGATTCATCTGCTTGCCAACACAGACATCATTCACATACCAGCCATTCTTCTTCAATGCCTTGACAATCGTTGCGTGAAAGTCATCATTATGCAATGCGTAGTTGTTAGCAATGAATGTTGTATCATAGTAGAATATCACCTGCTTGAAGGAATAGTAACGATAGTATCTGCAGAAATCATCCATTAGCTCCGGTATCTTCCGTTCATACTTTACATAGAACGACTTGATTACTCTCAGGTTATTATCATCATCTACCTGACCAACCACACACCAGTTAATATTGGCATTCGCATCAAATGCGATGATCAACGGTCGTGAGTTGTCCACATCTGAATCCATACGGCAATCTTCTTCCTGAAGCTTACCAAAATCATATTGCAAGGAATCAAGATGTGTCAGGTTAGGTGCCGTATACAAGTTAACAGGACGCAATCCCGAATAGAATCCATCCATCGAGATTGCGAGTCTCAAACCTTTGATAGAAGTTGCAAAGGTAAGAGCCGGAAGATTCCTCTTCATATCATAGAAAAACCGATCACCAAGAATTGCCAGATTCTCAAATGAAGAATACTCTTTATACAAACACAAATGACCACGGCACTGATCAGCCAATGTTCTCAGCTTTCTTATCTTGGTCTGATAATATTCCTTTTTCTCCGGATGTTCTTTCATCTTCTTTTTGAGTTTCCAGATATCATAGACAAGTCCCTGTACAACGGATAGAAGGTCCTTATCCATGAGCTTCTCATACTTCAACGGCCATGATCCAGCCTTAGTGACCGGCATATCAGTAGTAACAGTCATCCCATGATGCAAATAGCATTTACTGAAATACATTTCATTACCTCGGTTAGCCTGAAAGGTCTCATCTTTCAACCGCTCAAAATTAATGAATTTTGCCTCGTCAATCAACAGCCCGTCAAGCGACATAGAGTTGGATGTTCCCGTCCTATCCTGAGAGATAAGAGATACACATGATCCGTTGTAAAAGGATACTACATTCTCATAATTCTCCGGTACCCATATCGGTTCATCCCAGTGTAAAGCTTTTGCCGGACGGTGGCCAATACAATAATGAATGTCTTTTTTATATCCCCAATTGTTGATGTTCTGGAATATAGACGGCAATATATTTGTCAACCCACGTTTGACAGACGGTACAACAAAGCCAAGCATACATCTTGGCATAGCCTGGACAAACTGAAGCATCCGGCTTGCCTGAATGACACCTTTTCCAATACCACGCCCACACACTGCCACCAAATCACGGGGCGAAATGGAAAGCATATAATATTGAGCATCATTCAGATATATCTTTTGTATTTCCTGTCTGCTCTGCTTTCTCTGTTCCATCATCATTTATCTCAACGAAATCAGCATCTTCAATATCTGCTCCGAATTTCTTCTTGAATTTCCGGATTTTATCCCGTAAATTTTTCTGTGGCTTAATACCTATCACAGAAGGATCATCCGTAGGTTCTATAATGTGTGGTACAATCTCACTATAATCAATCGGCTGCTCATCAATCTGATTCAAACGGTTATACTTCGCATAATCAGCATTGGCCTTCTCTGCTGTCTTATAATCTTTTGAACGCATTGCACTCTTGTAAACCTCCTCAGTACGTTGAATAAATACATGCCGTCTCCAGTCCTTTGACTCTTTGGTCAGATTTCCAATCAGGATCTTGACCAGTTTAATATCATCATAAGCCTGCCGGTCTCGGAGTCCAGAATTACCTTCCTTATCATACAGAACCAATTCCCGTGTTGTCCTCTGAGGGAAATTGAGCCAATACGTATATAAACCACGAATCCTGAGAAGACGGCTAATCATCTCCTCAGGTAAATGTTTCTTCTGCATCTCATCAGAAGAAGCAAAGAGATTCATTTGATACTCATCTATATTAGCAGGTACACTCATAGGCCCATCATCATTTCCTGAAGATCCTTAAAACATTGTTCCATAGCCGTGGGAGCACATGCCCTGGCTAACTGCAAGTTTTTCTCTCTCAGTTCCCTTGCCGTCGATGCAATTCCCTTCAAGTAAGCTTTTCTTGCAGCATGATTATGCATACCGATATCCAGGAGGAACTCATCCTCATTAATATCCAAATGGACGGATATCTCCGAAGGTGGAGTCAGTTCCGCTGCCAGATTCTCTATCTCTTTCAGTTGTTTGTCCGAATAATCCATCTAACAACACACTATTTTTAATTATTTCTTTCAATCCGTCATGCAAATCATGGAATACATCCGGATCTGTAATCACCATCGAACATTCATTACGGCCACCATACGTATTGTTCTGACTGGTAATGACACTCACTGTCTTACCAGACTCCGTCTTTACCAGCAAAATCTTGGAATGATTCAAACCCAGATAAACATCATCAAAGCAACATGCCATCAGATGATTGAGTTTTACCGTCTTTTTAGCAGCCTTCAAATCGGCAAGTAGCATAGAATGTCTGATTAATCCTTTCTTTCTCAGATTAAGAAAACCTGTCAGGAATTCTTCCGACGTAGAGAAAGTGGTGACATAGACATCAGCACGCCCGACCTGTTTGAGAATCCATCCCAACAAGCCGAGTGTATGAATGCCTGTACCCAGATATACCTGCAACGAGGTATTACTGAGCGGTTTCAGTTGACTTATCTTCATCTTTATTGAATTTAAGTCCTAAATCAGAAAGAGGATTTTTCAAATCATCGGTAATAGGAGCATTAGCACCTAAGATAATATCAACACGCTGCTGCATCTTGTCCAGAAGGTCGTGATAGGCACTTTTTTCTTCATCTGTCGCATCTTCCTTTTCAGACGCAATCTGAAGTTCCTTCAAATTCTGACGATTACTATCCTTACTCAGATAGCTCCTCGCATTCATCACCTGCTTAGTAATATCCACTGTTTCTTCAGAGGATTTTTGCGGTGTTTCTCCAGATGGTTCGTCCTCTTTCTTTCCGATAACATAACCATCATAGACTTTCATCTGTTCAAAGTATGTCTTATCCATTGAGGCAAGGAGCTGCAGTTTCTCATACCGATCACAACTTGACAAGTTCTGCATTGCCTTCAGCTCCTCATAAAGGGATTTGATATTCTTATAGAGGTTTCCATCATCTTCCCATAACTTTTTAATTTCGTCAGGCAGCTGCTCATGATCAGGACGACGGCCATACTGCCGTACGATATTCGAATCATTTTCCTGAGAATCCAAGACAACAAAAGCCTGGTTGATGTACTTCCCCATCCTTGTCTTTCAAAAGAGTATCATTATCCTGTTCAGGCTTTCCTTCTGAGATTATCTTACTGGACTCCGGAATAACTTCACGGTCCATCTTCTGGACCTGCTCTCTGGTCATTCCATCCAACCGATACTTCAGGTGTTTTTTGAGTTCGGCTTCAATATAGTTAATAATATATTTCGGACGGATACCTGCCAAGCTAAGCCATCTACGATACATGCCATTCATCGGATTAATTCGCTGAAGAAGAAGGGCACCATCCAATGCCATTTTCTCTGTTTTAGGTTCGGTATTCAGCCATACTTGGATTTTCTTTGTAAAATCCGGATCTATTTTATTCATCGTATATTATTTAATTGTTATTAAAAGAAAAACGGGAACGGCAACAATCTCTTTACTCTTTGTTGACCGTCCCCATATCGAAGATTATAATTTTAAGCCCTATACCAATATTTCTGATTAACCAGCCGACTTAGTTGCAAGAGGCGTTACAACGAGTTCGTCTGTAACTCCGGAAATATCACCATCGGCTGTATGAATCTTGCCATCATAGAAAGGCGTAGCAGATTTATCCTCAGATGTAACACTTATTGAAGTATTATTACTGTCCGAAGAACCTTTTCCCCATGCCTGAGAAGGCTTGACAGTAGTCTGGAAATCCTGATTGCCAAAGACCCTTACATGTCCATCACGCTGCGGTACCAAGATAACGACATCATCGTTATTCAATTCATTAATCAATCCAGTTACCTTCTGTCCCGTTCCAGGCAACACTAAATTAATCTGATTGCTGAAATGGAAAGAACCATATACACCTACTTGTTCTGACTTCGGTTCAGACTCATTAGGAATCAAATCAGCCTTATGCCATACAGAATCAGCAGCCAATGTGAAATCATCTGCATAGACAGGATTTTCTTCCAATTTGGCAGCGCCATTCATCGGCAATTTCGGCCACGTAATAATTTCAGACCTACGCAGCCAGTAAAAATGTTCTCTTACACCAGGCAGAGAGATCTGTCCCGGGCAATGGGGCACATCATCATACAAATTATTAATATCCGTACATTGTTTCGTCATAACCTATTATTTTAACCCTGAGCAGCAGGAGCCTTACCTGCCACCATCAGGAATTCTTTAGAAATCGTATCAAATTGAACCCCAAAGAAAGAGGTCATTACAAAAGTAAGTTTGAAGGGATTATATTTCTCAACGGAGACCTGTTCCTCTTCTCCTTCACCATTCACACCTACCAGCATATTCTGCTTGATAGAAAGATGCATATAAGGAGATTTTGCCTTATTTGAGAGAGGGACAATCTGGCATCTGTCATCGCTGCCTTCTACAAAAGCCTGGTTAAACTCTCTGTTATAAGCAACGTTTCCAGTCACAGCCTTATAATCATCACAATAAGCATTGTAAATACTCGGAGCAACATACAAGATGCACTTCTGATCCTGCAACATTTCATCTGAAGCTCTCCAGAAACCCTTCAAAATATCAACAGCATTTGTAGCATTGATTGTGGATAAATCAATATCCATAAAATTCCCATTTGCAACAGAGATTTTTCCGGCTTGAATTTCTTTCGTTGTAATGGTATCATAGCCATCAAAAAGATCTGACGTACTTTTACCTTTTTCATTCCTGACGGCATTCCAAAGACTTTTATAAAGTGAGTTACCCACCTTAGCAGCCATAAAGGCGACCATCGCCTTCGAAATTTCCGTATTCTTGAGTCCTTCACCTTTAGTTACAGCATCGCCGTGGATGGTTGAATATAAAGAATTCGGAGAAAACTTCTTCACCACATCCCCAAAATAGGTATACAGGGTACGAGCCTCCATCTTCACATCATCATCATCAATACGATCCTCATCATACGGTCCAAGTTCCACATTACCCTTCAACTCAGCATCCTGTACTTCTGCATACCGGATTCCAGTACGAAGGGTAGCATAATTCAGAAATTTATCCTTCAGAACCCTAACCGGCATCTGAAGAAGTTCCTTCTTATACCGAATTGCACTCTTCTGGAGAGAATCCGGAGTTACGTTGATTACTCCCATCTTTATAAATCTTTAATTTGGTTGTACATTTTCTCAGACTCGGCAATTACCTTGACTTCATCATCCTCACTGGTATTCGTATCAGCAGGATGATCGACATTTTCAGTTGCCGGTGCCTTTTTCAGACTGTCAACAACTTCATTGGCTGCCATGAGATCGTCCTGGGCCTTCTTCAGTTCGGCTTTGATGCCTTCAAGTTCCTGCAGTGCCTTTTCCTTTGCATCAGAGGAATCTTTTGCCTGCTTTTTCAGCTCGCCAAGATTGTCATCAATCTTCTTCATCTGATCCTGAGTCAATGACACGGTATCATCCTTCAATTCAAAACCATCCTTGACAGACAACAAGTCCATCACATTCACAAAAATCTTGATCATCTTTTGTTTATTTTCTGCGGATTTGTTTTTGAAAATGGACTTGACGACATCCACCGACTTCTGGACAATCGCTTTAGCTGACTCTCCTTTCCGCTCAGCAACTGGCTGAGGAAAAGGAGGAAGTCCAAACTCTTTAAATATATTATTGCTGTAATTATGACTCAGATTTTTTGCCTTCTTCTTCAAATCATCGTCCTCACGAACAGAATCAATAAGTCCAAAGTCAAGAGCATCCTGCGGTGAAAGCCAGGCAGCATCAGACATTTTATCCATACACTTCTGAAGAGACTTGCCGGATTTTTTCGAATAGAGTGATGCAATAACCTTATCTATAGTATTCAAGTCCTTTCGCATCTTCTGATACTTGGCGATGATTTCGTCCAACTGCTCTTTGTTTACAGAGGTAAGTTCGAATATATCGTTACTGGAATTATGAATCAACATCAGTGAACCATCCAGCATATCTACTGATGCTGCTCCCATGGTCAGGAATGTAGCTGCACTTGCGGTCATACCAATAATATGCATGTGTACATGTCCATGCTCTCTGATCAGATCATAAATTTCAAGTCCTGCATTGACATAGCCCCCAAGTGACGATACTGCTATATCCACATCTTGATCTTTATGCTGATTGAGGAAATCCCTGACATCATCAACAGTTGTCCCCTTTGTTCCGGTATACCAGTCAAATGCCACACCGATTTCTCCACTAATAATGTATTGATAATCCATATTCCTTACTTTTCAGCAAAGATAATAACAGGCAATTGCCTTAAAAAATACCCTGTCAGATGATTTTCGGTGTCTTAAAACTATTTTTCCACTCAACGACGACTTCTGTAAGCTGGTTATCAGTACCCTTTTCAGGATGCACTTGCTGTTGTGTTATTACAGGGTAAGGGCGCTGTCCAGTTCCTATCAGGTATCTATCACCATCGACAGTATCACAAAGGAAAGACAGCCGACGTGCATCAGGCATCCAATCCTGTAAAATATAAAAGGTGAGTTTTGTCGTCACGTTCCTGGTTCCATTGTCTACTCTATCATTAATAGCCAAGGAAGCCGGCTTTTTAATATCCTTCAGCTCTTTCCAGGGAATATCTTTTGACAGGATTCCCTCTAACTCGGAGATTCTTTCAAAACCTGATACTTGTGAGCAGGATACTACATAAATTCGATTAATAATATTCATTTGCTATAAACTTACATCATTTTACATCTGTTCGGACTTGTTCGGGGTTGTACGGAAACGTTCGGACATGTTCGCAGTCGTTCGATCCCGAAATTTTCAGGGGGTCTCGTCATAGTCATTTTTAGCTTTATTAACGTCTAAACTTTATCATGAATCCGTTTCTTCTTCATCAAGTTAATCCCCTTTTTGGAATATTGATCACGTACACGGTAATATCTTTGCCGGACCGTATCGGCATAGATAATATCTATTCCATGCTCTTCACAGTAAGCATAGATTGCCGTCATGAGATTACAGCCTATATCCGACATATCTCCCAATTCATTCCAGAGATTTCTTTTAAAGAGATACTCACAACATTCCTCAACTGCGATCTTCCCACGAGGAGACATATAATTATAGAACTGTGCAGGCTTAGAAGTCGAATCAGGAATACATATAGGGGTAAGATCTTCACCCGCCACATCAGGAAGTTTCCCATCCGGGAGTCTCTGTACAAAATTATGAATCGTAGAATTCTCTACGGACTGGTTGGGAAATACTACAGGATCGCCAAGGGCATGAGTTATAAACTGTTTGACAAAAGGTTTTAACTTGATGTAAATAAGAAACTGACTCATAAGGTATTCTTTAATGTTGATATGCAAATATAACGAATTTTCTGCCAATTTTCTTACGATTGCGAGAGTTTTCTATTAATCGTTGGAAAAACAGATCTCGGAATTGGATGACCTTTTTCGGCACACACGGTACACACAAGCACACACAAATTTATATATATCTGAAAATCAGACATATACGTAAATATCTATTTCTCTATTTTGTGTGTAAGACTCTTATTTGTGTGTAAATCATATTTTAAAAAAAAGAATGTGGGAAAATGTGGGTGAAATGTGGGTAGAAGTGGTCTTTATAACTCATTGATAATGAACGTGTGTGTGTATGTGTGTGCCGTGTGCAATACGTTTCAAATTCAAAGAAATACACCTTACACACACAGACATGAAAAAGGCCGGACGTTTCGCAACGGCCGACCCCCCAATAATTACATTCATCATTTTTGCAATAATCTATATCTTTCTTAAAAAGGCAGATTTTTCTCTTGATCCTGATCATCATCTCCATCACTAACCACTCTCGTTTCAAGATTTAATTCAAACTTATTCTGTAACAAACGATAATCAAAACAAAATGGATTATCAAACTGTTCAAGGTCCACATATCTATCCTGGCCATTATTACCTGGTATCTTCTTTTGTTGGGTCTGGTTATTAATAATTACCTTGAACCTCTCCGAACCTTTCTTCTTTCCGAGGAATCCGGGAGAAGTTTGCAGATAAAATCTGATACTCCTTTCTGACATAACCTTCTCATCAGTCATCTTGGCAGCTTTCTTATATTGAAGAATAATCTTTTTCGGCCTGATCATCAATACCGGTTGTGCCTGAGCAAACTGTCTGTCCTGAATGATATTAGTGGAGATTTCATCAATGTATTTTACCTTGAAGTCCGACTCCGGATAGATCATACCCGTCTCATTCATATACTGGAACATATCCCAGAAATTTCCCATCTCATTACTTGCAGCACATTCTTCATTCTGTCTCCTGATACCATCAATTACAATCTGTTTCATCTCCTGATAACTCCAGGGCAAGGCAATGACATTTACCAGGCATTTATAAGAAGCCAGCAATACTGACCAGTCTCTCCAGATACGATCTTCGACTTCATTGCTCTGTAAGCTCTTATTGACATCTTCACTTACAAAGTTATATTCCTTGTAAAATGCATTCTCAAAAACTTTCCGATAGCTGAGTATCTCATTCGTCAAATGACTAACTCCCATCTTCCTGATTGCGGTAAGTTCATTGAACTTCTCTTTTGCCTGACGATCATAAATTGTTTTGTCAAATGTAAGAAATATTGTCCTGGAAAATAAAGCAATATCTACAGTCGGCATTTCCTGTCCGGAAAGGATAACAGCAGAATCAACACTTGTAATCTCCCTTTTCTTATCCAGATCCATATTCATACGGCTTCTTCCGGTACCATCATACAGCCCTTTCAAGAATTCTATCTTGACCGGATCAATACTGTTCTTATACTCATCGATATGAACAAGTGCATCAGAGCATTGTGCTATTGCATCTGCAAGAGCAGCTATAGTTGCGTTCTGGATATTCAGTGGTGTGTTGTTCTTGATGAAAAAGGACATCAAGGTATGTCCGAGTTCTGACTTACCTGAACCCTTCGGACCAAAAAGATTCAGAATAGGAAAGTTCTTTGTATAACTTACGACAATGTCTCTGAAAAGTGTAGCAAATAAAAACATGATTCCACATTTACCATTATCACCAAAGACATCTGCAATCATCATGCAGTAATTGCTTAAAGTTATCGAAGAGTGATTATCATCATGGATAAACATCCTTTCAAATTTGTACATATCTCTACGGTCTGTATATATCTTGCTCATGGCAGGAAGATAATAATTGTCCGTTCCGGCCAGTTCACCTTTATCATTATACCGGTCTACTCTTACTATTCCGTAATCATCAACTTTCAAGAACTTTCCATCAACTACGATTCCATTTCCCCACACAAAAAATCCGGATGAATTCCACCCTAATTGTTTGATTTCAACTGCTGTCTCTGTATTATCATATAGGTAGTCCCCAAAAGAATTGAGCTGGTCCGGACCGGCTTTCCATCTGAAATTACCCATTGAACCAACCCGTTCACGAAAATTTTGCAAGGAATACATCTCGGCTTCTTTCATCTCTACAAGTACCTCTTCACCATTTACATTAATCAACTTATAGATACGTTTTGAATTATATGGATCCTTGATATGGAATAACGGGCGCATAATGAAATTGGACCATTGTACACCATTTGCGCTATAACAACAATTTTTTTCTTCATAGAATCCATAATTCTTCAGTAAGTCAATATCTCCCCGTTTACTGATCGCTTCTGCTTTCTTCCGGTCACGATCCTTTATAGCTTGCTTCTGAGCTGACCTCCAGATTGTCTTACTGCCATATTTGTTCCCCAATTTATCAACAATGGTGTTTTGGGTATAATCATCACTGATCAGTATGGCCAGAGAACAGATTTCCTTGATTTTCTCGGCCCTTTCTGTTGTATTGTCCTGAGCATCAAAAATCTTTGTAGCATACCAGATTACAAAATCTTCTTCATCAATAGAACCGAGCAATGCTGCCGATGTAATATAACTATCAGCATCCTGTTTTTCTCCAGCTTTTTTCTGCGGTATCTCCTTTACCGTCACACGAAATCCTGACTGCATGGCCATTCGCCCGTTCCGCATTGCTATCTGATAGCCAGGACCGATTTTCTGCCCGCTTTTCTGGTCTGAATCCGGTATAATACAAAGTGTTGCATTTGCATTCCTCCGTCCAAACAGAGATTGCAGCATATTGAAATGTTTCTTCGTCCAGGACGCGCCCAAGGCAGCCACGGTATTTTCAACACCTAAAGACTGTAATTTCATACAGTCCGGAGCACCCTCAACACAATATATCTTATTCTCTGATATAGCTTTTGACCTTGCAATATCAAGGCCGAACAAGTTAGTCCCTTTATCAAATATAAAAGAGTTCTTGTTATTCAGATACTTTACCGTATCCGAATCTTCATTCATAGTTCTGGCCGTAAACGCAATAACCCGTCCATATTTGTCTGATATGGGGATCATGATCCGATCCCTGAAGAAATCAATATAATTTCCCTTGCTCGATCGATGTATAAGGCCAGCTTCCTCCATCAGCTTCAGATCATAACCTTTTTGCTTGGCAAATTTCACAAGAGCATCCCATTCCTTAGGAGCATACCCGATTCCCTTTACTTCACCAAAATCTTTATCCTGGTCATCAATATTTGTTTTTTCATTTCCAATAAGGATTCGTGAATTCCATCTACGGTTAACATAGTCTAGTGCAGCTTTCGATTGTGGCTCCTGTATTTTAGAACGATAGAATTTAGCTACGCTTTCATAGATGATGAACATAGAATCACGCTTCTTCATTTCACGGATCTCATCATCAGAATATTCATTCTGATCTTCCTGTACCTCAATATTATATTTTTTCGCAAGAAACCTTATTGCTTCAGGAAAAGTCAGGCCTTCAATTTCTTCTATAAACTTAACAGGATTGCCACCTTTACCGCACACGAAACAATGGCAAATATTTTTTGCCGGAGAGACGACAAAGGAAGGATGATGATCCCTGTGGAACGGACAAAGGCCTTTATAATTTACACCGGATTTTTTCAGATCTACATAGTCTGATACGACATCGACTATATTGGCTCTATCAAAAACTCTTTCTATTGTTTGCTTACTTATCAT